TGAGGATTTTAATCGTGCTGTTAGTGACATTCGAGAAGGCTTTATCGATTTTGCAGAAATGCAGTTGTTTAAGCTTATTCAGATGGGACATGCACCATCCATCTATTTTTACCTTAAAACAAAAGGTAAACATAGAGGGTATGTGGAAAGAAAAGAAACTGAGAATGTCAATGTTAATTACAACTTAAAGAAAGAGCTTGATGAGGTAAAGAAAAAGTATATAGACATCAGGCTTGAAGAAGAAAAAGCACTTGACGAACCAAAAGGGTATGTAAAAACGGACGACATAGAAGCTGTAAAAAATGATGTTGAAAGAGAACTTGCCGAGTTGAAAGTAAGAGTGGAGAGAGAAACAGAGAAAGAGGGTGAAGAAGAATAGATAAAGACCTGCACAAAATAAGCACGACAGTTTCTACAGGATTAAGTAAAGAAGATTATGAGGAACTGTATCAAAATGAAGAGCTTTTTGGCAGGGTGTTCTTCCCTAACTACTTTTCTCTCCGTTCTGCACCTTTTCATCGTGAAATACATGATATTTTAAGAAGGGAGCCAAAGAGGGTAGTAATAGCCGCACCAAGAGGAACAGCAAAGTGTGTGGCAAGAGGGAGTTTAATAACATTAGCAGATGGAAGCACAAAGAGAATAGAGAAGATAAAAGCTGGAGATGAGGTTTTATCTTACAATGTTAAAAAAGATGTTATTGAAGCAGATAGGGTAAAGAGGGTTTGGAGAACAGGAATAAAAGATGTTGTAAAGATAAACGGTGAAATTTTATGCACTATTGACCATAAATTTTTAACTATTTCTGTTACGAAAAAAGAGAAAGATGTTTCATATAAGCGATTAAAAGATATAGATATTTATGATGCAATTTTTAAGTTAAAAGGTAAAAAAATAAAACCTGTTCAGATTGAAGTAATCGAGTATTGGGGAGAACTAACAACCTATGATTTAAAAACAGAGAAAAATCACAATTATTTTTGCAATGGCTATCTTGTTCATAATTCTACTTCTATCACATTTTTGCAAGTAATGAAAAGGATTGCATACATGATTGAAAAATATATTATGATAGTTACCGAAGCATTACATCCACAAGGAGTTATGTTAATAGAGAGTATTCGTAATGAGCTTATTTATAATGACAAATTTAAAAAGGCATATATGTTGGAGCTTGTAAAGGATACGGAAGAAGAGGTGATAGTAAGGAGAGGAAATGATTGGATATTGATACAGGCAAGGGGTGCAGACCAGCGTATAAGAAGTGCTAAATTTAGAGATAGCCGAATTACTCTTGCAATATGTGATGATATTGAAGGTGATGACGTAATTTATTCAAGAGAAGTTAGAGAAAGAATAAAGAGAATGTTCTTTGGAAAACTAATGCCAGCTTTAGATAAAAACGGAAAGATTTGGGTAATTGGGACAGTATTGCATGAAGAAGGATTACTTAATCTTCTTTTACAAACTCCAACATGGATAAGAAAAAGATATTCTTTGTTTGAGGAAAGAAATGGAGAATATGTGTCTTTATGGAAAGAAAGATATTCTGTTAAGGATATTCTTGAAATAAAGAAAGAGTATGAACAACAGGGTTTACTTGATTTATTTTATAGCGAATACATGAACATACCAATAAATCCAGAAGATACGCCATTTAATCGTGAAGATATTAGATATTACAAGACACCGCCGTCAAATCTGAAGAAAGTTATTCTTACAGACCTTGCAATTTCTGAAAAGAAATATGCACACTTTAGTGTTGTCATGGCAGTGGGTATTGATGATACAGGAAGGGTATTTGTTCTTGAATACAAAGCAGGAAAGATGTTACCTAATGAATTGATTGATACGATATTTAATTATGCAGATAAGTGGGATATAAGGGATATAGGGATAGAAACCGTAGCATTTCAGCGAGCTTTAAAGTATTGGTTGATGGACGAAATGAGACAGAGGAGAATGTGGTTAAACATAATAGAGTTGAAGACAGGAAAGGATAAGGGTGCAAAAGCAAGGAGAATAATGATGTTGCAACCTTTACTTAAAAGCAATTCTCTATATATCACTACAAACATGAGAGATTTAGAAATAACTTTATCTACATGGCAGCCTAATAAATCTTCTGGTAGAGATGATATTGTTGATACGCTTGCTTATGTTGTGCAGTTTATAGGTAATTATGGAAAAGTGGGATTAAGAAGGCGTAAACCATTGTATGTTCCACAATACAGACCACTTGACGCAGTAGCAGGTTATTAAAGGAGGGTGAGAATGGATAATACGATAGAGTATTTGAAATCTTTATTTGAGAAATATAAAAACATGAGAGAAGAAGCAGGGTTAGATGAGAAATGGAAACAGAATGAGAGACAATGGTTAGGCAGATGGGATAAAGATAATAGACAATCTTTGAGGAGTAAGGTTTTTATCAATCTAACAAAACAAGCAGTAGATACTGCAATGTCTGCAATATCAAAGACCATTTTTACTGGGGATTGGTTTGATGTTCAACCCGTTTTACAAGCAGAAGGGACGCTACAGCAAATAGATAAAGATAAATTGAAACAGAAAGCACATGCGATAAAAGAAGCATTTTCTTACATCATGCACATGGATAAGACAAAGAAAAAGATTAAGAAAGTAATCCGTAGCATGTGTGTTTATGGAACGGGGATTTTAATGGTTTATCCTTTTGTAAATATTAAAAAGACATTAAAAGTAAGTAATCAAGAAGATGGAACACATATTTTGATAAATGAAGAAAAGATGGTTAGACCTAAAACGGAGGTTGTGAATATTTATGATTTCTATACAGACATTAGCAATCCTGATTTACAGAACAATGCAGGTATATTCTACACATATCAAGCGGATATTGATGATTTATTGAAACTACAAGATGAAGGAATTTATGAGAATGTGGATAGTTTGTTAACTGGAGACACATTGGAAGTTACAGAAGATATAAATGCAACGGGTAAAGAAGTCCATAGTTCTGATGAACATAGAGTAACTATATGGGAATTTTGGGGAAAGGTTTACGATGAGAAGGGTAGAGCAGTGGAAAGAAAGATAGTTATTGCTGGATATGATGATATGGAAGTTGTCTTACAGGATATACCTAATCCATTTTTAACGAAACGCAGACCTTTTATTTTAGTTAACTATGAAGATACAATGGATAATATTTATGGTATTGGAATACCTGATATGGTTGCGGGTATTCAGAGTGCAATAAATGGGATTATAAGGGCAAGATTGGATAATTTAGCTTTAGTGAATAATGTAATGTATGCAGTGGATACTTCAAAACTTGATGACACAATGGAAGACTTAACAGTTTACCCTGGAAAAATATGGCTTGTGCATGGTAATCCAAGAGAAGCAATTACTCAAATGATTGGACAGTTAATCAATACAGACTTTCAGGATATTGCAATTCTTGAAAGGTTTATGCAGGAAGTTTCTGGAATACCCAAGATTTACGCAGGACAGCTACCGCCAAGAAGACAGACTGCAACAGAAGCAAGCCTACAAATACAACAAGCAAGTATGGTACTTAATGATGTTGTTGAGAATGTGGAACATGATTTACTTGTTCCTTTATTGGAAAGCTTTTATGAGATTATGGCACAATTTCCTAATGAAGCAGAGTTTGTGAGAGTAACTGGAGAACTTGTTAAATTAACACCTGACGATGTAATAGGACAATATCGTTTCTGGGTAAGAGGTAGGGATTTGGCAATACAGAGAGAAACAAAATTGCAAAGCCTTATACAGTTTGCACAGTTTGCAATGAACTCTCCGTATATTAGACAAGATGTACTAATAAAGAAGATTTATGAGAGCTTTGGTTTTACAGATGAGGATATATTAGCACCTAAAAATCCACAAGTTTTGATGTTAGAAAAGATAGTGGAAGAACATCCGCAGTTAGCACAAGGAATACTTGAATGGCTACAGGAGGTATTAAGTGGACAAGGACAGACAGGCAACATCGAAGGTAATAACCAAGCGGCAGGAACTCCGCCAGCGGGCATTGGGAATAACCCGAATCCAGCAATGGGAGTTCCTGAAGGATTATTTAATCCAAATCAAGAGTGAGTGTATAGAACAACTGTTAAATCCTATGCTTGATATTGAGACGCATAGGTTTGTAGTAGGACAAATAAGTATTTTAGATTTAATTCTAAAACTGGGAGGTAGAAATAATGAGTGATGAAATGGAGAAAAAGCAGACGGGTTTAAATGAAGAAGAAATACCCGAAACTGCTACAGATATTCAGGAGGGTGAAGTGGGAGAAGGTGAGACCCAAAACACCCAACCTGAAACAGAGGAAGGCAGACCTGAGTGGTTGCCTCCAAATTTCAAAAGTCCAGAAGACTTAGCAAAATCTTATGCAGAGCTTGAGAAAACATACCAGAGAACGCAAAATGAATTACATCAACTAAAGCAGAGTTTTGAGCAGTTTATTCAATCTGCACCATTACCTAATCAGCCTTCACAACAGCAGGCTGAACCAGAACTACCAGATGAAGCAAAAATTTACCTTGAAGATGAAGGATTTAAAAAAGCGTTGGATTACATGGTATCTCAAAAGATAAAGCCTGTAATTGAACAGGTTTTACCTATTCAGCAACAGACACAGGGTTTGATGATTGAGCAAATGAAGAATAGTTTAAGAGCTAAACATCCTGATTATGACCAGATAGTAACATCTTCAGAATTTAAAAACTTTCTACAAACATTACCACAGAATATAGTTGCAATAGGAGAGACAGATGTAGATACAGCAGATTGGATAATTAAAAGGTTTAAAGAAACAAAGAATATGCAGACGCAAAATACAGAGAATTATATAAATAAAGGTTTTGCACAACCGAGCAAAACTTCAACAAAAGGTGGAAAGGGTAAGGTTTGGAAAAGAAGTGAAATAATCAATATGATTAAAAACGACCCTGCCAAATATAGGCGGTTGCAGAATGAGATAATAAAAGCCTATAGGGAAGGTAGGGTGATAGAAGGTTAAGAAAGGGAGGAATGTTAGATGGCTTTAGGGACAAATCAGATTACAACCACAACGGCGGCTGTTTTTATTCCAGAGGTTTGGAGTAATGAGGTAAGGGCGGAGTATGAGAAAAGGTTAGTAATGGCTAACCTTGTAAAAAAGATAAATCATAATAATAAGGCTGGAGATACAATACACATACCCGATGTATCTAATATATCTGCACATGATAAAGCAGCAAATACACAGGTAACATTAAACGCAGTAACTGAGAGCGAAATTGCTATAGTTCTTAATAAACATAAAGAGAGTTCTTTTGTAGTAGAAGATATAGTAAAAGTTCAGGCTTCTTACGACTTAAGAAGTCTTTATACCAAGAAAGCAGGTTACGCAATAGCAAAAGCAGTAGAAGATGATATTATAGCACTTTATTCTGGCGCAACACACGCAGTTATTGGTGGGGATGGAACTACAGCTTGGGATCCAAGCGCTAATAGTAATGCTGGTAATGGTAGTGATTTAACTGATGTAGGTATAAGAAATATGATAGAGCTTTTGGATAGCAACGATGTTCCAGATGAAGATAGGTTTATGGTGATACCTCCGTGTCAGAAGAATGTGTTGCTTGGTATCGATAAGTTTATAAATTCAAGGTATGTTGAAGGTAGACCAGTAGTTAATGGGCATTTTGGTAATATTTATGGGGTAGAGGTTTATTACAGCAATAATCTACCAACAGTAACAGCTGATGATGGTTCTACGAAGTATAAAATAGGCTTCTTATTCCAGAGAGAAGCACTTGTTTATGCAGAACAGCTTGCACCTCGTTCTCAGAGCCAGTATAAGCAGGAATATCTTGGTTGGTTAGTAACAATCGATACAATCTATGGTGTTAAGATATACAGACCAGATA